AGCGTTACCACGCAGCCCACTTCAACCAAGTCCAGCACCGACGGCAACGCTTTGCAGGAATACGTGATCAGGTTTAGGAATGGATCGCGGAACCTGTAAAAGATAGGAAATTACGGCCCTGCGAAATGTGGGGCTTTTTTTATGTTTGCACTGTACGCACAATGCGGCTATATTGGGTACTAAGTTAATTAGGAGCAGCAGGCATGACGAAGAAAGCTTCAGAATTAAGAGTTAGAACTACCCCTGAAATTAAAAGGGCAATTGCAGTTCTTGCGGCGCAAGACGGGCGCAGCATAAATTCATACGTTAACAAAGTTCTTGAGAAAGAAGTGACAGCAAGAAAGAGGAAGGCGGCATGAACGACGGCAGAGATATTTTTGAAGAACCCTTTAAAAAATCATCGCGAAACTTTGACCTCAGTAAAAGCGAGGGAGGGAACTACAAAGATTCTGATATGCGTCAGCGCTGGAGGTTGTTTTCTAAAGGATTTAAAGCCGGCCAAGAAAGCATGAGTTTATCTATTAATTTACAAAATCAGGAGCAGTTAAGATGAAAGCCCACGACCTAATCCCCGGCATCGTCGGCGGAATCGCATTCTACTCAGTCTACAAGTTCGGCACAGATGACGCCGCATCAATGACGCTTGCGGGCTTTTCTGTAGCCTTTCTGATTTGCTGCCACAACGGACAAGCTGTAACCTTGAGGGCTTTCATGTCCGGCCTACTAGCTGCACCTGCCGGCCTGTTTACGATAGGCTTGCTACACATGGACATTGGCAACTATGAGGGCGGTTGGCTCTTAATGAGCCTTATAGTGTATGTTTTTGTAGGATTAGCGTATCAGGTGGGCAAGAAGTGCAAGCCGGTAAACTCAATAGTTAAACAAGGACAATAGCAATGACCGAACAAAACACAGCAATTGACATGCTTAAAGCTATCCACGACGACCAATCTGCAACCTTGCCAAGTGGTCGGGAATACAAGCTAACGACCGTTACGCACAACCAGCGGCGGCGTGTGTTTGCTTTTTTCTCTAAGCGCCAAGGCGAGATCCAGGCAGGCGACTTTTCGTTTCTGGACTCTGCGGATTTTGAGCCAGTCGAGAAAGTAATCTTAGACACTGTACTGTATGAGGATCAGCAGCTCAGCAAGCTAAAAGGCCACTTTGACCAGTTCCCGGAAGACTACGTAATCTTTATTACAACCATGCTAGGGGTTTACTCATACCCTTTTTGAAAGGGAACCTTGGTGGCTAACAGTCCCGACACCATCGTCTGAACCCAACATCATTAAGCGTACAAACCTAAGCAACCAGGCAATGATAGAGCACGCTCTGGTGCGACATGGTTACGGTACGCTTGATGAAATAAGACAGATGGACACCCGGGATTTTCTTGACGCGATAGAGTACCAGGAAATCGCATCAGCCATTGAGCAGTACCATGTAAACGAAGCGCAGCGGGCTCGGTGACACGGCCCGCTGCCGTGCTATACTTGGCCGAAATGTAATCAGCATGGGCGCACAGCATGGCCGAAGTAACAGAACTCATCACCCGCTTCAGCTTTCCGGCTCAACCAGGCCGCTAGAAGACTACAACGGCAGCTTAGGAAAGGCATCGGCCTATTAGCTGGCATGACCGCAGCACTAGGCGTTGCCGTTGTTGGTATCAACAAATGGGTGGCCGGTGTTAGCCAGTCGCTCCAGCCGCTAATAGAGCTGAACGCCCAAACCGGCGTGGCAGTCGAAAAGATTCAAGAGCTATCATTTATTGCCGAGCAATCCAGCTCATCAACCGAGGCGCTGTACTCATCCATAAGTGGGCTTGGCGCAAAGATAGGCGAGGCAGCGCAGAAAGGCAGCGAGGATTTTTCACGCCTGGGTGTGAGTGTCAGGAATGCCAACGGGAGCGTTAAAGATACAGATGTTGTTTTGTCCGAGGTGGGCAATCGCTTCAAGCAACTTGGCCTGTCAATGAACGAGCAACAGGGCTTTGCCGAAGCGCTCGGCATAGACCCTAGCCTGTTAAGCATGATGAACAAGACCGGCGCAGAGATGGCCAGTCTACGCGGTGAGGCGCAGCGCTTAGGTGTTCTGACCGCCGACCAGGTGAAGAGTGCGCAGGATTATAACGACGCACTTGGGGCGCTTGGATTCGGCATGGAATCGGTCAAGCGGTTTATTGCCGTGGGCCTTGCGCCTGAGTTGACGGAGATGACCAAAGACTTTACGGACCTGCTGGCTGCTAACAAAGACTGGATCATTAACGGTATCAAGGCGACTGTGGGCGTCCTAAATGATATGGTTGATGCGCTCATCCGGCTTGCTCCATTTATAGCGGCTGTCGGTGCGGCGTTTTTGGCGGCGAAGGTTTACACGCTGGGATTTGCTGGCGCGCTTGCCCTTGTTTTTTCGCCCGCCATTCTAATTGCTGCGGGAATTGCCGCCGTTCTAGTTGTATTAGATGATTTGATTGTGGCTTTTCAGGGCGGCAAGTCAATCATTCGTGATTTCTTTTTAGAGTTCTTTGGGTTTGATATAAAGCCCCTCCTAGAGGAAATAGTGGAAGGCTTTAAAGAGGTAGTCGAAACCCTGAAAAACTTTGGCGTCGGGATCTTTGAAAGCTGGACGAGCATATTCTCAGGCATAGGAGATATTTTATCCGGCAACTTTAGCGAAGGGTTTGACAAGATAGGCGAAGGGTTTTCGACTATGGTTGACACATGGGGGGAGTTATTTACGAGTGTATTCGGGGGAATATTTGAATGGCTAGGGAAGCAAGTAATGGACATCCTGCCCGATTGGGCCGTAAACTTTATACAGAATGACACTCCAAACGCTAACGCTATGGGCGCTAGTCAGGCGTTACAGCCAGGCGGAAGGAGCGGCATCATGGATCAATACAGCCTTGTTGAGCAGACAGTGGAGATGAACATAAGCACATCAGATCCAGAAAAAGCAGGCAAGGCGGCGTCTGACGGATTGCAGCGCCAGCTTGAGGATGCTCGGAACCAGACGCGCGGCAGGCAGAGCAGATAATGGGAAGAATCAGGGACTACTTAGGCGGTCAGTTTAAAAACGACAGCGAAGAAGAAGACATTGGGATAAACGGTTTTACAACTGCGGCGCGTGTTCGTGAGATTGTAAAAAGAAGCGCCACTATCCCGGTTACTTTTCTGGAAAACGGCACGCACATTAATGATCACATTATACGCGACCCATTAGTTTTGACCATTGAGGGTAACGTGTCGGATACGTTTGTACTTCCCAATCCTGCAATTGCCGCTTTGCAAGCCGCACAGACTCAGGTGGGCAGCATTACGCAATATGCGCCAGCTAGGACACAAGCACAGCTTAGTCGTGTATCTGGCCTTGCTAACGACTTTATAAACGCAGTTGATCGTGTTGACTCGTTTCTTGACGCCAGCGATAGGGTAGCTGGATACCTTGGATTGCAGGACGATACAGCCGTAAGCAACATTCAGAAATTTATTGACGACATGGAAGCGGCGCAGGCTTCTGACCAACTAATCAGTATCGACATGCCGTTTAAGACGTACAAGCAGATGTACATTACGTCATTGGAAACGACACGAAACAACGAAACGAACGCTTTAGATTTTGTCATGGAGCTAATGCAGTTCCAGTTTGCAGAGACATTGTTTGCCGATATTGGGCCAGCGCCCGACCCGTCAGGCAACACAAACGGGCAGACGGAAGGGTCTAAGGACAAGGGCGTTCAGGAAGGCAAAGAGGTGCCCCAGTCTGTTTTAAGTTCTGTTGGTGATTTTTTTGGAGTAAGTTTTTAATGAAGCAATTGCAGAACCTAACAGACGAGCCGATCCAACGGCACACCATATTGTTTGAACAGAGCGAGATTAAATTTGTGTTGCGCTTCTACCCGCGTACAAGCGTATGGCTGTTTGACGCAGAGTTTGGAAACAAAAGTGTGTTTGGCTTAAAACTATCGGTTGGCGTGCTGCACATGCTTAGCCAGAATCAGCCTTTTGATTTTGTCTGCCTCGACCGCAGCGGAAACGGCGTAGACCCGTTTACCCGACAAGATTTTAGCGCGGGCCGGTGTGAGATCTATTTGCTGGAAGCTGCGGACATGAAGCTTATCCGTGGCGTTGAGGTGCAGTTTTGACCACGCCAAGATTTAACAGAACCTACACCCTAGAATTTGACATTGGCTCACGCACCGAAGTCATAAAGCCACCTTTGCGCATTAGCTTTGAAGTCGATAAATCTATCAGGGGCAGTCTAAACAAGGCGCGCATCCAGATTTACAACATGGAAGAACGCAAGCGCCTAGCTCTCGCAAGGGACGCAGAGGACCAAGGCGCACGTATACCTGTGCGGCTGTCATGCGGCTATCAAGACCGGCAAGAGCTGATCTTTAAGGGCAACATCTTCACAGGTAGCACCGAGCGCCAAGGACCGGATCTTGTCACCATCATAGAATCACAAGACGGTGGCACGGACTTTCAAAACAGCTTTACAAATCGCACAGTAATCGGCGGCGATCTGTCAGTTAACGCGATCTTAAACGACATGGTGAATACAGGCATCGGCAAGATTTCACCACGGTCGGGGCTGACCCGCCCAAAAGTTCTTATCGGCAACAGCGCCGAGCTTTTAAATTCACTGGTAGCGCTGGATGAAAGTTGGTATTTGGAAAATGAGCTGCTGTACATCATCAAAGAAAACGAATCAGTAAGCCGGTTTATTCCTATCGTCAGCGCAGCCACTGGATTGATTAGCACGCCAACGCGTGATAGCAAGCTGGTAACGTTCCAGACGCTTATCAACCCAACGGTAAAAATCGGCGTTAGAGTGCAGCTAGAGAGCACTACAGCGCCTTTCATGAACGGCATATACAAGATTGAAACAATTACCTACAGCGGCGATAATTACGGTGATGCATGGTCGCAAACATGCACAGGGCGATTGGGCGCGGGAACGGTGGTGTTATGAAGACTAAACGCGAATTAATAGACGTGATGAACGATGCAATAGAGTTTGCGCTGTCGAATCTGCACACGGCAACCATTGCAAAAGTTACGGGTGTTCAGTCAAAAACTATCAGTGTTCAGCCAGTGATTAACAGAGTGTACCAAGGACGGTCAATCGCGCTGACCGAGTTTGTAGAAGTGCCACCGGTATTTATGCAAGGCGGCGGAAGCCACACGGCGTACCCGATAGCCGTCGGCGATTACTGTCTGCTGATCCTCACAGAGAGATGTTTTGACCGTTGGTACGGCGGCGCAGACTTTCAGAGCCCGGCTGAATTCAGGATGCACGATTACAGCGATGGCCTGGCGATTGTTGGCGTCAATCCTTTGGCCAGCGCAATCACTATTCCAAGCGTAATCCAGCAGACTGGCGATACGAATCAAGACGGCAACTATACGCATCAGGGCGACCGGACGCAGGTGGGCGACTTGACCATTACGGGTGATCTGACGCTGACCGGCAACATGCAAGTTAACGGCAACATCACATGTTCTGGCACAATATCCGCTGGCAACTTTTCAGGCTTAGGCGGCGGCACCATGACAAGCACTAGCGACATTAAATCGAAAGGCATTAGCTTGACCACGCACACCCACAGCGGCGTAGAGCCTGGCACCGGCAACACAGGAGGACCGCAATAATGCAGGTCAGCGGACTGGACAAGAACCTCGACTGGCGTTTGGCAAAGGTCGCGCAGTTTACAAACGAGACTCTGCCGCTATTGCGCAAAACGTGCTGACTCGGCTGCGCTCGTTTCGTGGAGACTGGTATTTAAATGTGGAATTTGGCATAAACTGGATTGAATTGCTGGGCAATCTTGGCACAGAAAACCGCTTGCTTCGTGCAGTAGAATCAACCGTATTGCAGACTGACGGCGTGATCTCTATTCAGCGGCTTGGCATAATTCAACGAAATGTCAATAGAGGTGTTACAATCGAACTCCAATATACCGACGTTTTCACGCAACAAGATTTGCAGACCCTGGAGTTCACCGCATGACAGCGCCACGATTCACGCCAGACGGCATTCAGGTACAGACCTTTCAGGAAATCTATGACGAGCTGGCGGCGGGCTACCGGGTAATCTATGGCGAAGATATAAACCTTGAGCCGAACAGCCCTGACGGTCAGCGCGTAGCCATAGAGGCACAGCTAGTTCTTGATTCGCAGTCGTTCGGCGCACTTGAATACAATCAACGCGATCCAGACTTTGCGCTTGGTCAGTCTCTTAACTCAATCATAAAGCTGTCAGGCATCACGCGCAGGCCAGCCACGCGCTCGCAAGTTGACGTTGTGGTAACGACCGACCGACCGCTTACGCTTCCTCCGGATTATGCCGTCGAGGATGATTTAGGGCAGGCATGGACTACGCTCAATGCTATCGATATCCCGCCAGGCGAAACAACCGTAACACTTTTTGCGGAAAACTTCGGGGCGGTTGAAGCTGACCCGGCCACAATAGTAAACCCCGTGACAGTGGTTATCGGGGTGCTGTCGGTCACAAACCCCACAGCGGCCACAGTAGGCATTGACGAGGAAACAGATCAAGAGCTGCGGATTCGGCGTAACCGTTCACTAGAGACTCCGACATCATCCAGCACCGGAAGAATGTTTACGGCTCTGGCAAACCTGCCAAACGTCACCGATGTGGCGGTATATGAAAACGACACGGATGTCACAGACGCAGACGGCATCCCGGCGCACAGCTTGTGGGTAGTGGTCGAAGGCGGTGCTGTGGCGGCTATTGTCGAGACTATGACGAAGAACAAGACCGGCGGAAAGGGCATGGTGGGGGCTGTTACTGGGACATTTAGCGAGGATTTCAAGCGACCCAACGGAACCACGTTTACAATCGTTCACAGCATGACGTTCGACCGGCCTGTTGATGTGCCGGTACTTGTGCGGTTAGACGCTACCTTTGTTGATGTTTCTCTACCCATAGACGACGAGCGCATCAGGCAAGAAATTGCAACGAAACAATTTGGCACTGGGGACAGCTTGAAGGCCAGCAGCTTGTACGTACTAGCGTTCAACTCCGGCGAAAACTTCATACCCACGAATTTAGAGATTAGCAGGGACGCAGGGGCAAGCTGGACGGGCGGGCAGTTAATTGCAGATCTGAACGAGAAATTCAGCATTGCATCCGCTGACGTTACTGTTACGGAGGTTATCCCGTGAGCTTTGAATCCGATTACGTCAACCTGCTGATAAAACAGTATTGGGAAAAGCCCAAGGCCAACGCTGAAATCAGGATGAAGGCGGGCACATGGCGCAAGACGTTTGAATGGATTGACTCGTTTGGAGATGAGTTTGATCTGGATATTGCAACCGGCGACCGGTTGGATATTACTGGGCGCATCGTGGGCATCAGCCGATTAATTCCGTACTCTATCCCAAAAATTGCATTTGGCTTTGATGAGAACCCGAATTCTCGCGGCTTTGATGATCTTTTTTCCCCACTTGACGATCGCGCCCCGTTTCAGGATTTATTTGAATCTGAGTCAACAGAACTGGTTCTTGATGACAATGCGTACAGGCAATTCATTCGAGCCAAGATTGCAAAAAATACGTTCGGTCCCTACCTTTCTGGCAACGATTTTTTGTCAATTCAAGACGCGGTTATTAATATTTTTGGCGGACTGGCCTATGTTACAGATAATTATGACATGACCTTAACCTTACATGTTTCGGCGGTGTTTAATAGCACGACACTTGACGCAATTTTAAAGATGTCGCTTATCCCAAAGCCCCAAGGGGTCCGGTACATTACCGAAATCGAATAGCCATAGGAGACTTAAAGAATGTCAAAGATAACCAGATATAACGGCAACTTAAAAGCGTTTGCCAGCGAAGCCACCGGAACTGAGCGCACAATTTTTGGAGATACTGCGCAGTCTGACACGCTTGACGCCAACATTACAATGGACCTGTTGCGCGGCTGGGGGGTAATTGGCGTTGCGTCAAATCCAACGAAGCAACACTTCAACGGCCTTGCGTTTACGCTCGGGCAGCTGATTGCCTACCTGCATCAACGTGGCGTGCCGGAGTGGAATGCTGCGCAGGAATATTACGAGGGCTCTGTGGTCACTACGCTGGCCGGAATCTACCGGTTGAAGTCTGGCGGTGTCGGAAGTTCTGACCCCGATACTGACGGCGGGGTCAACTGGGAGCTGATACCAACGCAGGCGAAAGTGGACGCTAAAGCAGACAAAGCCACAACCTACACCGAGACAGAAGTTGACGGGCTGCTGGACGCCAAAGCCGACCAAGCCACAACCTACACAAAACTTGAAACAGTTGCAGAGTTTAATCAGTATGGGCTAGGAGCTTCCGCGAGGGCACTTGATGACGCTAATGACATGATTACGCCGGGAACATTTGGCGGGCCTGGTGCGGGAGGAGTTAATTACCCAGGCAACACAAGGTATGGAATGCTCAGGGTATCCGGTCGATCAGCTCACGTTCGTATTCAAGAGGCTTTGTTTGGCAACGACGAGTTTTATATCAGATACACAAATGATTCCGGTGTTAATTGGACTGACTGGGAAGAAGTTGCGCTTTTATCTGAGGTTAACAACCTACTTAATGCCAATGTTATTGGTGTTGGGCAGACTTGGCAGGATGTTACAGGTAGCCGATCAGACGGTGTCACGTACACGAATAGCACTGGAAAGCCGATAGGTATAAGTATTGACCAAGTTGCTGATGGAACTGTTTCACTTTTTATTGACGGTATTCGAGTGGCAAAAATGGAGGGGATTTCTGGCGCTTCACTTACGCTTTCATCAATAGTCCCTGTCGGGGCTGAATACCGAGTAAGTGGCGCTAGCGTATCAAGTTGGTTTGAACTCAGATAAGGGTAAGTTATGAAAAATTACATTGATAAATCCACACGCGAAATATACGCATACGAATCTGACGGCTCACAAGACGCTTTCATCAAAGAAGGCTTAGTTCCGATCAGCGATGAAGACTTGGCAGCTATGATAGCGCCCACGACTGAGCAACTCCTAAGCCAACTTTCGGCCGCCCGCAAAGAGCAGGAGCGCCAAGGCGTAACAATCAACGGCATCCGCTACGCAGGCGACCCCGGCAACCGGCAAGCGCTGCAAGAAGCAATCGCGTTAATGGATGATGCTGGCCTAACGGAGTTTGAAAGCTGGAAAGACTCAGACAACATATTTCACGCAAATCACCCGCTGGCTGACGTGCGCGACGCTTACCGAGCGATAGGTGCGCGCCGCTCGCAACTGATTGCAGCCGAGGGAGAATATGCTGCGCAGATTATAGCCGGCATCTTGACCGATCTCACAGAGACAGAGGTTGTATGGCCATGATTTATGCACAGCACTTCTCCGCAGAAGAGTTCAGAGACTGGGCGGACGACATGAGCCCGCGCCTTGTCACGATGCTTGATGTCCTTCGCTTCAAACTGGGCAGCCCTATCGCCGTATCAGGAAGCGAATACGCCCTTGGCCGCAACCTTGGCCGTGGGAAGATGTCAGAGCATAACATTGATGAGTGGGGCGAAGTGCTGGCTGTGGACTGCTTCATCAGCGGCGTCTACAGTCGGCAGCAAGCTGAAGCGGTTGCGCACGAAGCTGAACAGATTGGCTTTACTGGCATTGGCGTCTACTCGGACACCCGTAACAACCAAGGCCAAGAGCAGGTCATGTTTCACCTTGGCGTGCGGCCCAATGAGTTAATGGGCTCGCCTGCAACATGGGGTCGCATTAGCGGCAAGTACACAAGTTTAATCGCGGCTGTTCAGTCGCTGAAGGCGGGCTGACTATGAGCGCATGGGATAAGATAAAAGACGTTGTAGGCTCTGTTGCACCCATGGCAGGGTCAATGCTTGCCGGGCCTGCTGGTGGCGCAGTTGGGTCAATGCTTGCCAGTGCGCTCGGCGTAGACAACACTCCCGACGCCGTAGCTGCTGCAATTAAGTCTGACCCACAAGCCGCTGTAAAGATACGCGAAATTGAGGCGCAACTAGAGCAGACCCGGCTAGAGGTTCGCGGCCAGGCTGTGCAGGCAGAGGCAAAGGGCGAGTCATGGTTGCAGCGCAACTGGCGACCTTTGACAATGGTTTGGTTTAGCTTTCTCGTGGGCGCATATTGGTTCGGATACACACCTGAAAACCTGTCAGAAGAAGCGGTACTATCTTTGTTCGGCCTGATCAAGCTGGGACTTGGCGGCTACGTCATTGGCCGCAGTGCTGAAAAGATCACAAAAGAAATCAGCGGGTCTGGGTTGCTGGGCAAGATGTTGAAGAAGTAAAAGCATAAAGAGGGTCGGCGTGTGCATACACCCAACAAAGGCAAGAACGTACCCATAGTGGGCAGAAAGACTAATTTCGCGCTGATGGTGGCCGTCTTTATCGTTGTCAAGCTACTTATGCTATTCTATGGGGCACGCACTCTGATTAAACAGGTCAATGCATGTATGTTGATTACGCAAACACGGACCAGCAAAAAGAAGTAGCACGGCTAATGGAGGACGGCTTAACAAGTGAGGCTATTGCCAAAAAGGTAGGCAAAGATCCTGGTAACGTCCGAAAGGTTATGGCTCTTCTCAAGCAACGAGCCGCCCCCAAGTCTATCCCCGAACACTCAGGCACCATCCCCGACGGCTACAAGATCAAAGGCACCTCTACACTTTACAAAGATGGTGAGCCAGCGCT